TTAATCAAATATGCTCATAGCTTGATGTTTTTTATCAGTATATAAATGAGAGTACGTTTGAATTGTTTCTGTAATGTTAGAATGCCTCATTAATTCCATTAATAAATACATATCTACACCATTATTAATTAAATAGCTAGCGTACGAGTGTCTTAAATGGTGTATTTTTAGATTCGGGAATACAGATTTAAAATGATACGAATAAGTAACGTATCTAATAGGTTCTAAACCCCCGAATATAAAATAGTTTTCGTCAAAATATTTATATCTTTTAGAAGATTCATTATACATGTTTTTAAGCATCTCTCTAATTAAATTTGGTACAGGTATTATCCCTTTAGAGCTTTCTTTTTTTAGATTATATTCAATTTTTCTATTACTTAAATTGATTTTCTTATTTACGTCAATTTCGCCTTTTATTTTATCGTAATCTTTCCACTGCAAAGCTAAAGCTTCTCCTATTCTAAGACCAGAATAAAATAACAGTCTAGTTAGCTGACGAGAAGTATCATTTGTGATTTGTTCTACTTTTTCATCAAATTCTTCACGAGTGATAAATTTAGCTTGTGGTTTTGTTCTGGGAATAGGAGTTACCGATAATGTGGGGTCGTATAAGAGCTTGTAATGCTTTTTGGCGTAATTGATAACTGCTTTAAAACCTGCCCACACAGATCGTGCATAGTCAACAGAAAGACCTGCATCGTTTAACAAATAATTCCTGAAAGCAGTACATTGCGTAGTAGTGATTTTGCCAATAGGGATATTTCCGAACCTTTCTTTTATGTGAGTATTATATTCTGTAGTTCGCTTTTCTATTGAGCGTGCAGAAAGATTTTCATTTTTTAAACGATCAAAAAATATATATTCAAAGGGTTGATTGTCCGAGTATCCATATTTAACATTTTGTATAAATTCGCTTTCAGCTAGTTTGGCATCTTTCTTACGTTCAAACCCACGCTTCATTTTTCGTTTGTTATTACCGTATACATCTTTATATCTAATGGAAAAATACCATTTACCTGTATTATCATCCTTATATACTGGCATTTTGCTTCTCCCTCCTCAAAATTGGCAAAAAATAATAAGGGTAGGCGGGCTACCCGAAATTTAGTACTAGGTACTAAATGTGATATAATAAAATAAAAAGTAGGTGATGTTATGACATTTAAAAACAATCATAATTTCAATGAATTAGTTTTAACGAATGAAGACATTAGAATTTTAAAAAATGTCTTAGAAGATGCAGTCAGTGTTTATGATGAATATTCGGTATGTAATGAAGAATCCGATTTTGCTTACTGTTTATTAAGAGACTTATATACATTAGACAGCTTAGCTATTTCGTCAAATAATGTTTGAATTATCGAATTGTACTCTTCGATTTTAATACCATGCATAATAGAGTTTCTGTGTTCAATAGCAGCTTTGACTGAATGTTTTAAATGTTCTTCTATTAAATCGTTGTTTTCCATTTCGTTTAAAAATGTTCTTATATTCCTCTTGTAATCAGGTGTTTGTTTAATTATATCTTTATCAAACTTGTTCAATATCAGCCTACACATTAGTTCTAGCGCTCTACCTAAAAGTAGTGATGTAGCTAGCCTTTTTTCAGACATAAAGCAATCATAAGCTTCAACTATATGAGTTTCAAAATCCTTGTCATTAACTGTTTCTAATAATTGAGTGTATTTTCTTAAAGAAGCCGGTAAATCATTTGCGTTTTCTAACAAAGAATTAGGTGTTCGATAAATTTTTGTAGATTTATCTGATAAATATAAGTCAGAATGAGTTTCAAAATAATAATGCGCAATTGCATCGTCGTTGTATATACTAGCTAAATCGCTCAAGTTAAACATTTGAAAATCATGTATGACTTTTTCGAAAATGAAAGTACTTTTTATATATTCACTTAACTTCTCGAAAGATCTTTCTGTTCTTTTTAAAACATCATCTACAGAAATATTTATTTTCTTCGCTTGCATGCCTTCTGACCCACCGTGAATATAAATTAAACCTCTGTAAAAACTGATATTCAAATCTGCGTAGCTATATTTTATACCGGAATAAAAGGGGAAGTATCCAGTATTTTTATCTATTACATCACCAAAAAATATATCCACTAATTCTTTATATTTTTTGTGAAGTTCATTCATTCTTTTTTCTATATCGTTATATCTCCATAAGTATTGTTTCTCTTCCATCCCTCATCCTCCTCACGCCACATAGGCGCTATTAATCACATTTTAGTTCTATCGGTAATTTTAGACTCCATAACTCTTTGACGTGACTCTTTAGCTTCTCGAATCATATCTTTAAATCCTTGACTGTCTATAAAAGCTTTGGCTTCTTCTATTTGTTCTTGTGTAAGTTTTTTTCTACCAGTGTTAATGTGTATATGCTCAATTTCTTCATATGATTCCATAATTTTTTATTTCTCCTTTACTTTTTATGTTAAAGCGCCGTATAGGAGCTTATTTCCTATATTCTTCTTCAACATACTTTTTTACTAAATATTCAAGAATAAGTTCGGTCATTAGATCGTTTTCTTCGTACTCTTTATGAAGTTACTTTATTCTTTGAATTAATTTAACTTATCGCCATCTATTTTTTGTGAAATAAATTCCAAGTATTTACGCGCATTATGTGACGATAAATCTTTAGGTAACTCATAAGTGAATGGTTGATTACCACTAGTTAAAACTTCATATACTATAGTTTCTTTTTTTATTTTGCAATTAGTTATTTTCATTATAAACTCCTTTTAAACACTGATGAAATAGACGTCTTTTATATTAAAGTGCCATATAGGCGCTATTAATCACAATACAACTTTGCCCATTACTTTAATATTACTAAACGAAGCGACTTTGATATCATCATACTTCGGATTTAGAGATACCAAATTAATATAGTCTTCGCATATATCTACACGCTTGATAAGACTTACTCCATCTAATACAACGAGTGCAATTGTACCATCTTTAATAGAATCTTCTTTCTTAATAAAAGCGTATGTTCCTTGTTTTAACATAGGTTCCATTGAATCACCATTAACTAAAATACAAAAATCAGCATTTGATGGCGTTTCGTCTTCTTTAAAAAATACTTCTTCATGCAATATGTCATCATATAATTCTTCTCCTATGCCAGCACCAGTTGCACCACATGCAATATACGATACTAGTTTAGACTCTTTATATTCATCTATAGAAGTGACTTTATTCTGTTCATCTAATTGCTCGTTTGCATAGTTAAGCACATTTTTTTGTCTTGGAGGCGTGAGTTTACTGTATATGGAAGCGATGTCGTTATTTTCAATTTTTCTATTCTTAGAAATATCAAAACCCATAAGCCACGCTTCGTTAACGTTTAAAGCCTTTGCTAGTTCAAAGACTTTGTCTTGTTTCGCTTCATATTTTCCATTTAAATAATCGCTAATTGAGTTTCTGCCAATACCAGTCCTTCTTGATAGCTCTGATTGAGATATCTTCCGTTCAGACATAATTTGCTTTAATCTATCCTTAAAACTGTTCATATTTCTGAACACCTCATAAGAATATAATACTACGTACAATGACGATTATCAATAATTTTTAACAAATGTTGTACAGAAAAATGTATTTTATGTGTTGACTTATTTAAACAAAGGTGTTTTAATTGATTTGTACAGAAAACCGAACAAGAAGGGAGGTGAGTTTATGATATACAATTTCGATTATAGTTTGCTGTACGAAAGAATGGCAGAGTATAGATATAGCCAAAGTTCTTTAGCGAACGCAATCCCTATTTCAAGGACATCTATTAATCACAAGTTGCAAGGAAAAAATTTATTCACACAATGGGAAATAAAACGAATCTGTGAATTATTAGAAATCCCACCAACAAAAGTAGGTAGATATTTTTTTGAACAAAATGTACATAAAACTGTACAAACATCTTAAAAGGAGGAACGAACAATGCAAGCATTACAAACATTTAATTTTAAAGAGCTACCAGTAAGAACAGTAGAAATTGAAAACGAACCTTATTTTGTAGGAAAAGATATTGCTGAGATTTTAGGATATGCAAGAGCAGACAATGCCATTAGAAATCATGTTGATAGCGAGGACAAGCTGACGCACCAATTTAGTGCATCAGGTCAAAACAGAAATATGATCATTATCAACGAATCAGGATTATACAGTCTAATCTTCGATGCTTCTAAACAAAGCAAAAACGAAAAAATTAGAGAAACCGCTAGAAAATTCAAACGCTGGGTAACATCAGATGTCCTACCAGCTATTCGCAAACACGGTATCTACGCAACAGACAATGTAATTGAACAAACATTAAAAGATCCAGACTACATCATTACAGTGTTGACTGAGTATAAGAAAGAAAAAGAGCAAAACTTACTTTTACAACAAGAAATCGGAGAGCTAAAACCCAAAGCAGATTATGTTGATGAAATCTTAAAATCAACTGGCACATTAGCTACAACTCAAATCGCGGCAGACTACGGTATATCAGCACAAAAGTTAAACAAACTACTACACGAAGCTAGATTACAACGAAAAGTAAATAAACAGTGGGTGCTTTACTCAGAACACATGGGCAAGAGTTACACAGAATCAGACACTATAGCAATTGTACGCTCTGACGGTAGAGAAGACACAGTTTTACAAACTAGATGGACACAAAAAGGCAGATTGAAAATACATGAAATCATGACTGAATTCGGTTATGAAGCTAACGTAACTGCTTAACAGGAGGAACGAACAATGCAAGCTCAAAACAAAAAAGTCATCTATTACTACTATGACGAAGAAGGTAATAGACGACTATTATCAATTGGGAATTTGGAACATTATTTATTAGCAGATATCAAATCAAGGTTTGATTTATATAAAAAGAAAATACCTGACTTAGATAATCTGTTCGTTCAAATAGACGGTGTTGAATTTAAAGTACTATAACCCGAGCAATGCACCTCTTAAACAACATTATACACGAAAGGAGCATAAACAAATGAACACACTATACAAAACAACCTTCCTCATCACAATGGCAGTTGCGACTTGGAAGGTTTGGAAGATTGAGAAAAACACAAGATTTAAACTTAGAAATTTTGATTATCCAAAAATTAATAATGCTCAGAGCAAATCATTGTTGGATATTGCTAGTCACGATTTAAAAGATATTTAACTGTATTCAAAATTTTCATATCTTGTTGAGCTTTTAAGCTTTCGTATAAAGCTATTGAATAAATAATTTCGTAAGATACGTTTTCAGGAGCATCTTCTTTCAACTTATTTATTCTATCTCTAAAAAAGTCACTGTCACCACCGAATTCTTTTTCGGCTTGATTACTAAGTTCACCAAAGAAATTTTGAAAATCATTAAATTCCATACTTATCACCTCCTTTCACTAGGAGATAACTAAATTATACACGAAAGGAATGGTAGAAGTGCCACCACACATTCAACAAATGTTATACGAAATCCAGTTAAAAGCTGGTATACCTCAAAAATTAATGGAAATGCAAGGTTTGATAAACGATGAAACAACCAAAGAGGAGAAAAAAGAAAATGAGTAACATTTATAAAAGCTACCTATTAGCAGTATTATGCTTCACAGTCTTAGCGATTGTACTTATGCCGTTTCTATACTTCACTACAGCATGGTCAATTGCGGTATTCGCAAGTATCGCAACATTCATGTACTACAAAGAATGCTTTTTCAAAGAATAAAAAAACTGCTACTTGTTGGAGCAAGTAACAGTATCAAACACTTAAGAAAAAATTCATGTTCAATATAAAACGAAAAACGGAGGAAGTCAAGATGTATTACGAAATAGGCGAAATCATACGCAAAAATATTCATGTTAACGGATTCGATTTTAAGCTATTCATTTTAAAAGGTCATATGGGCATATCAATACAAGTTAAAGATATGAACAACGTACCAATTAAACATGCTTATGTCGTAGATGAGAATGACTTAGATATGGCATCAGAATTATTCAACCAAGCAATAGATGAATGGATTGAAGAGAACACAGACGAACAGGACAGACTAATTAACTTAGTCATGAGATGGTAGGAGGTCACTATGAAGCAGACTGTAACTTATCTAATCAAGCATAAAGATGAAAATCTATTTATTACAAACCGACCAACCGAAGTGAACGACACAGTGAAGTATTCAACTGATATGCGAGACGCAAGAGAATTCGACGGACTAGACAAAACTGTTATTGATATGTCTAAGCACAAAGCAATCAAGAAAACAGTGACAGAAACTATTGAGTACGAGGAGGTAGAACATGACTGAACAAACATTATTTGAACAGTTGAACAGTAAAAACGTGAATGATCATACAGAACAAAAAAATGGATTAACTTATCTAGCATGGTCATATGCACACCAAGAGCTGAAAAAGATTGACCCAAACTACACAGTAAAAGTACACGAGTTTCCACATCCAGATATTAACACAGAAAATTATTTTGTACCTTATTTGGCTACACCAGAAGGCTATTTTGTACAGGTATCTGTGACTGTGAAAGATAGTACAGAGACTGAGTGGCTTCCAGTATTGGACTTTAGAAATAAATCGCTTGCTAAAGGTAGTGCAACAACTTTCGATATTAACAAAGCGCAAAAACGATGTTTTGTTAAAGCTTCGGCTTTACACGGTTTAGGCTTATATATCTACAACGGCGAGGAACTACCAAGTGCAAGTGACAACGATATTACAGAATTAGAAGAGCGTATCAATCAGTTCGTGAACTTATCTCAAGAAAAAGGGCGAGATGCAACTATCGATAAAACGATGAGATGGCTAAAAATATCTAACATTAATAAATTAAGTCAAAAACAAATCGCAGAAGCACACCAAAAATTAGATGCAGGATTAAAACAATTGGATAGTGAGGAGAAACAATAATGTTAAATAGAACAGTATTAGTAGGACGCTTAACAAAAGATCCAGAATATAGAACAACGCCAAATGGTGTGAGTGTTACCACTTTCACTATCGCAGTTAACAGAACATTTACTAACGCTCAAGGAGAACGTGAGGCAGACTTTATTAACTGTGTAACTTTTAGAAAACAAGCAGAAAATGTAAATAATTATTTATCCAAAGGGTCATTGGCTGGCGTTGATGGACGTTTACAATCACGCAGTTATGAAAACAAAGACGGGCAACGTGTATTTGTCACAGAAGTAGTAGCGGACAGTGTTCAATTCTTAGAACCGAAGAATAACAACCAACAACCAAACAACAATTATCATCAACAAAGACAAACTCAAACTGGTAATAATCCTTTTGATAATACCACTGCGATTATTGATGATGACTTACCGTTCTGATTGGAATGATTAGATGCCAATAATTACTAGTTATATCACTCAAGATGACGGTACAACAACAGTTGTCATCTCGGGTGTTGAATTAGGTAATAAAGAAACATTACTACTTGATAACGGGTTTGATGTGGAAGTCGATGTGAGCGTCATAGATCCGTTTCGAATTACCGGCAAGCAACGACGAAAAATATTCGCGCTTGTCAAAGACATAGAAGAATATACAGGTCAACCAATGGACTATATGCGACATATGTTCATCGAGTATGTAAGGACTTACTACGGCTATGATGAACGTATTTCACTAAGTAATTGTACGAGAACACAAGCAAGTCAAATCATTGAAGCAACGCTTGACTGGACGTTCTACAATGACATACCACTTAGCTACAAAACGAGTAATCTACTGAAACGAGATAAATCATTCTTATACTGGTCAACTGTTAACCGCAACTGTGTAATATGCGGAAAGCCTCACGCTGACTTAGCACATTACGAAGCAGTAGGTAGAGGCATGAACAGAAACAAGATGAATCACTACGACAAACATGTATTAGCGTTATGTCGCGAACATCACAACGAGCAACATGCAATTGGTGTTAAGTCGTTTGATGATAAATATCACTTGCATGACTCGTGGATAAAAGTTGATGAGAGGCTCAATAAAATGTTGAAAGGAGAGAAAAAGGAATGAATAGACTAAGAATAATAAAAATAGCACTCCTAATCGTCATCTTGGCGGAAGAGATTAGAAATGCTATGCATGCTGTAAAAGTGGAGAAAATTTTAAAATCTCCGTTTAGTTAATACAGGTTTTTACAAAAGCTTTACCATAGGCGGACAAACTAATTGAGCCTTTTTTGATGTCTATTACCCAGGGGCTGTAATGTAACTTTAATACTTCAAATTCAATGCCAGAAAGTTTACTTATTGTTTCTAGGTTGTGTCCTGACTTTAACATTCTTTTAACAAATTCTAATCCCGAAACAAATCTTTGTTTTTCTATAATCTTATTAAAGTGATTTAAAAACTGAGGAGCATAAAACTTATTATAAATTCCTTTTTTTGTTAAGTAAGACATGTCAAAAGTTTCATTTAAAACCCCTAACCTTACTAGGTTATTAATTGAAATTTCGGTTGATTCTATATCTAACGGAGAGTCTTTTATTAACGTGTCCGATATATTCATACCGTCATTCTTTGGGTTTAAAACCGCTCTATATTTAACGGCAGGATGTACTTCGTGATTCTTTAAATGTTTTAAAAGAATAGCATCATTTGGGGATAATTGTTTAATTATTTCAACAAATGAATGGTGGGTTAATGAGTTTTTTCTGTCATCCATAGATGATGCTATTAGTTTTGCGAACATATTACTTAAAGTTTTTTCACTAATGTAAAACTTTGAAGCTTCTAGAGCAGGACCTAGAAGAGAAAATTGTGGTTCTTGTAAATTATTTTCAGGTACAGAAGATATTTCTTTTTTAAATTGTTCTTTGAATTTTTCAAATTCTACTTCTCTTTGATAAATAACTTTATCCACATAAAGGTGGAATTTCCCAAAGACAAGTTCCCAAGTTTTAGAGAATGTTTCTACAGGCCCTTTTGATGCGCCTTCAATAATTTTATCAATACCTTTACCTAAAATAGGATCCATAATTATTCACCCCCAATCTAACGCAGTAGCGATAACAAAATTATAGCAGAAAGGAGATAACGAAATGGCAACATTTAGAGTTTACAAAGAATCAGGCAACTTTGTCACAGTACACAAAGATTTTATACATGATTCTAATATAAGTTGGAAGGCTAAAGGTATTCTACTTTATTTGTTAAGTCGACCTGATAACTGGCAAATTTACGAAACAGAACTAGAGCAACATTCAACTGATGGACTTAGCGGTTTAAAGAGTGGAATCAAAGAACTGGAAGAAATTGGATATATTCAACGTAGTAGAAAACGTGATAAGAGTGGTAGGTTAAATGGTTATGAGTACTTGGTATATGAGCAACCGCACCACATTCGATTTTCCAACGTTGGAAAAACCGTTAACGGTAAACCAACAATGGAAAAACCGTTAATGGTAAATCGCATACTACTAATAATAATAGTACTAATAATGATTTAACTAATAATAACAATACTAATAATGAAGGAAGTATATTGTCGGGCAACCCGACGGTGTCTTCCATTCCCTATAAAGAAATTATCGAATACTTAAATAAAAAAGCAGGAAAGCATTTTAAACATAATACAGCTAAAACAAAAGATTTTATTAAAGCAAGATGGAATCAAGATTTTAGGTTGGAGGATTTTAAAAAGGTGATTGATATCAAAACAGCTGAATGGTTAAACACGGATAGCGATAAATACCTTAGACCAGAAACACTTTTTGGCAGTAAATTTGAGGGGTACCTCAATCAAAAAATACAACCAACTGGCACGGATCAATTGGAACGCATGAAGTACGACGAAAGTTATTGGGATTAGGGGGATATTATGAAACCACTATTCAGCGAAAAGATAAACGAAAGCTTGAAAAAATATCAACCTACTCATGTCGAAAAAGGATTGAAATGTGAGAGATGTGGAAGTGAATACGACTTATATAAGTTTGCTCCTACTAAAAAACACCCGAATGGTTACGAGTATAAAGACGGTTGCAAATGTGAAATCTATGAGGAATATAAGCGAAACAAGCAACGGAAGATAAACAACATATTCAATCAATCAAACGTTAATCCGTCTTTAAGAGATGCAACAGTCAAAAACTACAAGCCACAAAATGAAAAACAAGTACACGCTAAACAAACAGCAATAGAGTACGTACAAGGCTTCTCTACAAAAGAACCAAAATCATTAATATTGCAAGGTTCATACGGAACTGGTAAAAGCCACCTAGCATACGCTATCGCAAAAGCAGTCAAAGCTAAAGGGCATACGGTTGCTTTTATGCACATACCAATGTTGATGGATCGTATCAAAGCGACATACAACAAAAATGCAGTAGAGACTACAGACGAGTTAGTCAGATTGTTAAGCGATATTGATTTACTTGTACTAGATGATATGGGTGTAGAGAACACAGAACATACTTTAAACAAACTTTTCAGCATTGTTGATAACAGAGTAGGTAAAAACAACATCTTTACAACTAACTTTAGTGATAAAGAACTAAATCAAAATATGAACTGGCAACGTATCAATTCAAGAATGAAACACAATGCAAGAAAAGTAAGAGTAATCGGAGACGATTTCAGGGAGCGAGACGCATGGTAACCAAAGAATTTTTGAAAATTAAACTTGAGTGTTCAGATATGTACGCTCAGAAACTCATAGACGAGGCACAGGGCGATGAAAATAAGTTATATGACCTATTTATCCAAAAACTTGCAGAACGTCACACACGCCCCGCTATCGTCGAATATTAAGGAGTGTTAAAAATGCCGAAAGAAAAATATTACTTATACCGAGAAGATGGCACGGAAGATATTAAGGTCATCAAACATGAAGATAACGAGAATGAAGTTTATTCGCTCACAGGAGCCCATTTCAGCGACGAAAAGAAAATTATGACTGATAGTGACCTAAAACGATTTAAAGGCGCTCACGGACTTCTATATGAGCAAGAGCTAGGTTTACAAGCAACGATATTTGATATTTAGAGGTGGCACATGGAAATAGAAATTAAATTTAACGAAACGTTCGAGGCACCTATGGGCTCGCCTCGTCCACGCTTTCGTAATACAGGTAGATTTGTTCAAACATACATGCCAACAGCTTATACAAATCATAAAGCGTATATACAAGGGCAAATGCCTAAGTTAAATCTAGAGCGCGCACTAAAAATCGAATTAGACTTTTACTTTCCATTACTTAAATCATGGTCGAAGAAAAAGAAAAGTGAAATGGTTGGACAGTATAAAGTGACTAAGCCGGATATCGATAACTTAATTAAAACAGTATTAGACGCATGTAATGGTCATGTGTGGAAAGACGATAACCAAATTACAGAAATAACTAGCTCAAAGCGTTATGGACTAGAACCAAAAATAATCATGCGAGTTGAGGAAGTGATCTAATGCAACAGCAAGCATATATAAACGCAACGATTGATATAAGGATACCTACAGAAGTTGAATATCAGTATTTTGATGATGTGGATATCGAAAAAGAAGCGCTGGCAGATTACTTATATAACAATCCAGACGAATTACTAGAGTATGACAATTTAAAAATTAGAAATGTAAATGTAGAGGTGGAATAAATGAGTGTCGTGAAGATTAACGGTAAACCATATAAATTTACCGAACATGAAAATGAATTGATA